CGCAGCTTGTGGGCCGCGCGGCGCAGCGCTTCGCGGTCATCGTTGTCGATAGCCAGGGCGATCGCTCTTATGGCCTCCTCCAGCCCTTCGCCAAACAGGGCCAGCAGCTCCTGTACAAGGACAGGGTCGTCAGCGCACTGTTTCAGCAGGCGTGCTTCATCAGGAAAAACGGAGGAATCATCATGACGCTCAAGCACGCGAGCAATCTCTTCAGCGAGACGCTCCTGGCTGATGGGTTTGGCAATGTAGCCGTCGAAGCCCATATTAAGGCAGCGCTCCTTATCCCCCTGCATGGCGTGTGCGGTCATGGCGACGGCAGGCTGAGCCGGTCCGTGCCGGGAGCATTCCTCCTCGCGAAGCAGGCGAATGGCGGTCTCGCCGTCCATCTCGGGCATCTGAAGATCGATCAGCAGAACGTCCCACACGCCCGTGCGCCAGCGTTCAAGCAGCGCGACGCCGTTGTCGACGATCTGACAGGTATGGCCGAGGCGTTCCAGCAGGCGCGCGGCAACTTTCTGATTAACCAGATTATCTTCAGCCAGCAGGATCCGCAGCCCCGTAATGCCCGGGGCGGCGACGGGGGCGGGCGCGGTTTCCCCCACGGTCTTCGGCGCACGTTCAAACGCCGCGGCAATCGCCTGATGCAGCTCGTCCTGGGCGATAGGCTTATGCAGATAGTTTTTGATGCCTATCCGCTTCAGCATATTGATGTCAAAATGTCGGCTCATGGAGCTCAGCATGATGATATGGCTTTCAGAAATCTGCGGCAGAACCGAAAGCTCAAGGGCCAGAGACACGCCGTCCATATCCGGCATCTGCGCATCCAGCAGGATCAGCGGCCAGGCACTCGCTTTAACCCGGTTGATGGCCTCGCTGGCGTTGTTGACGCAGGTGGGTTTTAGCCCCATCTGGCTCAGCATGGCGGCCAGCAGACGAAGGTTGGTTTCGTTGTCATCAACCACCAGCACGGGTTCCCCGTTAAAGCGCTGGCTACGCGGGCGTTCCTCAGGGATAAGACACTGTGTTGAAAGCGGCAGAACGAACGAAAATTCGCTGCCTTTCCCCGGCTCGCTGGTGACCGTCAACTCGCCGCCCATCGCCGCAACCAGTCGCGAAGAGATGGTTAGCCCGAGCCCCGTACCGCCGTAGCGGCGGGTGGTTGAGTTATCCGCCTGGCTGAAGGCTTCAAAAATGGCCTTTTGCTTATCAGCCGGGATACCAATACCGCTGTCGCGCACCCGAAAACGCCAGTGATTCGGGTTATCCCCGGATTCAACGATCAGGATAACTTCTCCCTGGTGCGTAAATTTCAGCGCATTACCCAGCAGATTGGTCAGAACTTGACGCAGCCGGGCACCATCGACCAGCAGCACGTCGGGAACATCGGGTGCAATATCAACCAGAAGCTCGATGCCTTTTTCGCTTGCGCCCGGCATATGCGGGCGAATAAGCGACTGGATAAATGGGCGGACAGGGACTGGTTCCGCCTCCAGCTCCACTTTGCCAGCTTCAATACGGGAAAAGTCGAGAATATCGTTGATGATATGCAGCAAAGACTGGGCAGAACTCATCACCAGCGTCAGGTAATCGCGCTGATCGGCGTTGAGAGTTGTGTCAAGACACAGCTGGGTCATGCCAATAATGCCGTTCATCGGGGTGCGGATTTCATGACTCATGTTCGCCAGGAACGCGCTTTTCGCCTCATTGGCTTTTTGTGCCTCAAGGGCCGAGGCGAACGCCTGAATTTCAGCCTCTTTGCGCCGCGTAATATCCTGCAGCGTGCCAATAACGCGCTCGGCGTTTCCCTCAATGGAGAGTGTGACCACCTGGCCTGACAGCAGCATCCAGCGCAGTCCTTCGGTAGGATGATGTACGCGAATTTCACATTCAAAGACCGGACGATGATCCTGCTTCGAAGCGTGCAGCGCCTCGCGCAGCGCTGCACGATCGTCCTCGTGGATCTGATTGAGCAGAAAACGAACCGGATATCGCCACTGTGTGCGCGACTGACCCAGCATGGCAAGCAGCGTGTCGTTAACCTGTAACGCGTCGCCGGAAACCTGCCAGTCCCAGATCCCAATATGGATGGATTCCGCTGTCAGCAAAAAATCGTCATGCAGCTGGTGGCGCGCGCGCTGCGCCTCATCCAGCTCCGTAATATCGCTGTGCAGGCTAACAATACCGCCGTCCGCAAGGCGCTGATGCTGGACGAAGATCCGCCGCTGGCCAACTTGCCGCACCTCACAGTGTTTATCCTGCCGACAGTTGCGCACGACCGACTCGCGCAGCGTCTGGCGCAGGCCGGGGTCGACGTTATAAACAGCATCGATAAAGCGTTCCGCCAGCTCAGCAAGGGGCATACCCACCTGCAGCCAGGGGGTGATGACTGGATAAAAAAGGGCCACGTTATCATTCCAGGTCTGCAGGCGCTCATCGCAGTCATAAATCATGACGGCGGCCGGCAGCTGATGCGCCGCGCGATAAATGCGCCCCTTTCCGTGAGATAAATGGCATCGCTGCGGCGTTTCAATATTCGCAAAAGAATTACAATCCTACTGCGTCATCCTTCCTCTGACCATCTACCGGAAAATACCGGTAAAGCGTCGATAACCCTACCCCGTAAATAATGGCCAACTGTTGGCGGGTGTGCCCCTTCGCCAATAGCCGCCCAATCTGCTCTCGCTCACGCGCTTTTAATGCGTTGGGCCTTCCACCTACGCGTCCCTGTGCCCTGGCTGCTGCCAGCCCGGCCAGCGTTCGTTCGACGATCAGCTCACGTTCCATCTCCGCCAGTGCCGACATCACGTGAAAAAAGAAACGCCCCATGGCAGTGCTGGTATCAATACTGTCTGTTAAAGAGCGGAAGTGGGCACCGCGTTCATGTAACTCTGATATCAGTGCGATCAGGTTCTTAACGCTGCGCCCCAGCCTGTCCAGTTTCCACACGACCAGGGTATCCCCGCTATTAACGCACTTTAAAGCACGTTTCAAACCGGGACGGCTGGCAACTTTTCCGCTCATACGGTCTTCAAAAATGCGTTCACAGTTTGCGCTTGTGAGTGCATTACGCTGTAAATCGCTGTTCTGGTCGATTGTTGATACGCGGATATAACCAATGACGGCCATCAATTCTCCTCCTCTAAGTCGCGGTGGGAGGATTTTTACAGATTTCGCTATGTGTAACCGCTTTTCCAAAAACCTTGGTTTGAAAGAAGCGGCAAAACGGGACGTGGGCACTGGCGCGAATCAGATACCGGATATGTCAGCATGGCAAAGAACACCGGGGTCGAATCGGTGGCGAAAACTGCCAGATGGTACAATCATTCAGATTGGAATCTCGATGTCTGGTTTTTTAGGTGCGCCGGTAAATATCACGCTTCCGGTCTCCTTCAGCAGTTCAAACTACAGTGTTGTAACATCCTACGATAATGCCCGCTCTGGTGTATCGGTCATTCCCGGATTTGCTGCGCTTCCTGTTTCACCATCGCAGTTTGCATTAATGAACTCAATGCCTGCTCAGGGAACGGGGCACTACGCTTATTGGATAGCCATAGGGGATTAAAAAATGGAAAAATATTATTATTCGGGGTCACAAAAAGGCTTTTTTACCAGTGCAGACACCGCGCCTGATGATGTTGTCGAAATAAGCGTTGAGTATTGGGAAGCGTTACTTGATGGGCAAAGTAACGGACAATATATTTCGAGCAATGCAGACGGCTTTCCTGTGCTAACAGATCCACCACCACCAACGACTGAAGAATTAATTGCTAAAGCTGAGAGGCAGAAGTCCGCATTAATGGCTCAGGCTAATAACTCTATCGCGCCGCTTCAGGATGCTGTTGATTTAGGCATGGCAACAGATGAAGAATCGACTGCACTGTCAGAATGGAAAAAATACCGGGTCTTGCTGATGCGTGTTGATACAACAAAACCCGTATGGCCTATACCCCCGGCTTTGTTGGGAGGGTAATGGCAGGCGCGGTACTGGTATCGACTTTAGTCAGTTTATAGCGGTACCGCTGCCATTCAGCCAGGCGTGGCACGTCAGCATCATCGATATAGCCTCCAGCCTGAGCATCTGCCAGTGGAGCAATAATCGTCGTTGCCTCAGCAAGCAACGCGTTTATCTGCTGTTCGGCCTCTTCCACAGCCGCAGCGTGCTGTGCATTTGTGTCGGTCTCCCATTCGCTGCCGTTCCACTTATCATAGAGTGTGCCAGGGGCCTGCGTAGTGGTATCCTCCGGATAATCACCCGGTACGGTGATGGAAATTTTCTCGCCTGTTTTTGTGCTGTAAACAACCTCACCGCGATGATCGACAACATACTCCCAGGCTTTGCCATCTGCCGTTCGGCAAACAGTAAAGCCGTCTTTGATTTTGTCAGGCGCATCCACGCATGAATTGGCTGGGATGCCGACACCTGCCGCCAGATACTCAACTGACGAAGACAGGTATTCTCGCGTTTCACCGTCATAGTTAAATACGATGACATCACCGGCTACGATGGCAATCAGTTCGCTGTTTAATTCTGCCTGAGACATTATGCTGCCCTCACGATGTAGTTAAACGCGGTATTGCATGGAGCTGTCTCATTCTGGCCTTCTTCAGTTATATACACACCACTGCTTCCCGAAACCGCATAGTAAGTTGTTGCTGCTGCTTTCCTTGATTGTTCATGTACGGCAGAGGTTGCTGTTCCATCCCCATTACCAAATAAAAATCCATGAGTATGCTTTCTCATTTTATCAGCAGCGTAAGACAAAATGGCACGGCCACTGTCAAGACCTCGCCCGTCATCCCAGCCGCGAATAAACACACCACGTAAATCCGGGAGAGTGCCAGTGGGATAAGCAACAGCCAGCCGTGGATATTGCGCTAACGAAAATGCCGCACCGTTGCACTTGAGCCACCCCGTGGGCGGTGTTGCAGATGGCCATGGAACAGGTACGCCGACAGGCAACGCAGAGCCTTCCCCTAAACCAAGGTTTTTGACAAAGAGCGCCGGGTCAGGAATATCTGCGCCGTTCTGGTCTTTGGCCAGCTTCTCCGCCAGCTTGTTCAGGACCGTGGTTGCAAAGTTTGGATCGTTACCAAGGGCATCAGCCAGCTCTTTGAGCGTATCCAGCGTCTCAGGGGCGCTGCCTGCAAGCGCCGCAAGTGCTTTGGCCACAAACTCCGTCGTCGCCAGCTTCTTGCTGTTGTCGCTATTTTCAGGCGTAGGCGCTGTTGGCGTGCCGGTGAATGTCGGGCTGGCTTTCGGTGCGTACTGGGTATGCGGGTCTGCTGCCGCGATGTGTTTCGCAAGGTCTGTACCGCCTTTCTCAACCTGTTGTTTCAGGTACAGCGTGCGGCTGGCCAGTTGTTTACCCTGACGGTTAGAAATTCCGTCAGGCCCACCCAGAACGGGGTCAGAGACCTCAATCTGGTAGATGCCTTCTTCCCACTGCGGGGTTTCAGGTAGGTTTGCCATAATTAACTGCTCCCGTGGTTATAGCTGCCGTCATAGTTGACGGTGTTGTTGTAGCGAATGGCGACAGACTGATACTCCAAGCTTGCCAGATGGCAGCGGGCCGGAGCAAAAGCAGCGAGCGTCTGGCGTAACAGCGCCGCCTGATCGTTAGTGATGGGCTGTTGAAGGATGACGCGATATACCGCCCAGGCTTCCGCATCGCCATGAACGAAAAGCCCGTTGTAAGTGTGTTTGCCGTCGTAGCCAATCTGGCCAGTACCTTCAATCAGATCCACTTCGCCGAAGCCGAAACGGCGGATAATTTCCCTGATTGACCACGGCGTCCCTTTGTAGCGGTGCAGCTCGATAGCGGATTTGATAAGCATGCGGCGAACATCGTCAGATTCCGCCAGCTCCCAGCCATCGCCAAACAGTGAGAACTGCTCGCCCAGCCATGGCAGCGCGGAACTGTCGACAATATCGACGAGATAGACCATCAGTACGCTCAGGTCGATGTTATCCAGCCGCCCGGCCAGTCTTCCCAGCGTTCTGAGACTGATATCACCCTCAAGCGGCGGCGG